TATCACTAGAAGTGTTATCAGAAACAGAAGTGTTACTCTGTCCAGTCGTTTGCTGACTTGTGTTGTTAGTTGTGTTAACTTGAGAAGTGCTACTTGTAGTAGTCTGGGTTGTGGTGCTGGAAACATTTGTCTGTACAGTTGTTGATGTGCTAGTTGATGATCTTGCACTTGAAGTTCTACTATCTTGTGGTGTATCATAAATTATTACATCAGTATCACTATGTTTTGATCCTGTCATTTTCACACCATTTGGCATAACGTGGAACGATCCGTAATATGCCTCACCATTAATATATCCAACAATACCATCTCGTGGTGTAATACAATCAATAACTTGTTTGATTTCTCCTTGAAACTCTGGTCTTGCACTAATTTGTGCTTTAAGCACAGCACCAAAACCAGTTGAGGAAGTTATCGTCAACTCTGGTAAATCTTTAACTTCATTTACATTAGTTATTTCTGGATTAGGTGGAATAACATTTAATATTCTTCCATCATCATCAAGGAACATAGCATATTCATTTCCCTGTTCATCAGTAATTATATCATCATTTGTGTAATTTTGTCCAGAATCAACGACTACGACATGATCAACAGTATAGACTGCATCACTTCCATCTATAGGTTCAATAACTGGATAATTCTCTCCTCCTGTTACAACATATACATCAACCACTTGTTGATAAGTTGGTGAATTAGGATCATAATCAATGACTGCCCTTGCAACTGCTCCATACCCTTGATTACAGTTATCAACTATTTCTACAAAGGGTGGAGTTATATAAGATCCACCACCATTCGTTAATTTAATTCCAATCAAACTTGCAGTCTGTGTTGCAAAAGTATCACCAACAATTGATCCTAGTATTGGCATCGCAGATGCTCCTTCTCCTGCACCACCAAAAATATTGATTTTAATACCAACACAATTAAGTGGAGGTCCTGTATAACAATCACTAAGTTGACTACTAAAACCAGGTGTACTGACATCAGGTCTCATAAAATCAAAAATTCCTAAGTTACCTAATATTCCACCAGGACTTGCTGCTGCCTCTTGAAGTTCTTGTGCTGCATTTGCAACACTCAATATTGCTTCTGCAGTAGCTCCAACAATATCTTTAGGTCCTTTACCCATAACCCAATTGTTAGTTTTTCCACCCAAAGCACCTACAGCACTGGGAAGTTCACAATTAAATGCGTTTGACAATCCCAACATTCCCTCTGCACTTGACCTTAACATTCCAACTAAATCGCCTTTGAATATTTTGGACACTCCTTTCATCAATCCACCTAATTGTTTATTGATATTACCAATTATATCATTAAATAATGCACCAATAAATTGATCACCAATACAAGATACAAAATTTTCTACATTATCTAATAAACTTGTTAATATGTTACGGACTGATCCAAATAAATTTTCAGAGATATTTTTAACTGCACAAGGAATAAAATTCTGAAGTGACTTCACAGGTCCAACCATCGCTGTCTGTGCTGCTGTTCCCGCTTTTTTTGCTATCGCAGGATTTTGTGTTGCAAGTAATACTGTAGCATAAGTCTTCTTATATAAATCATGCAATCCTTTATTCAATTTTGGTTTTAAGTCTGCAAATGTTTTATTGACAAAACTACCTGATAATGATTGTGCTATTCCAGTAACCTTTCTTGCTGTATTATCAATTATTCTAAATTTGTCTTTGGAAGTTGCATTTGCAACTTCTTTAACAGCATTTTCAATTTGTCCGTTAAGTTTTTCAACTGTGTTTTGATTACTACCACCAAAATTAATTATCTTTTCACTAGCAGTACTTATTGATCTTTCAGGTAATCCATCCTTTCTTCCATCTTCTATTTTCTTTGCTGTAGTTGTACTAACATTTCTTCCTGATCTTTGAGAATATTTTCCATCTGATCCTCCACCCTCACCTTTTATCATATAATCACTTGCCTTTATTTTACTTGTATATCCAGTAAAAGGTTGGAAAGGATATGTATATTCTTCAGTACCACCAAATGCAGGATTACCTGATTTTGCAAATAAACCCATCACAACTGGTAATTGAGCATCATCACCATCTAGGAAAAATCCCATAACGGTGTCACCAGGTGAAACACGAAGTGATTTACCACGATTTGCTTTACCAGAACCACATTGAGGTGAAAGTAAAACCTGTGCCCAAGGTAGATCATCATTTGCTAATTCAGTTTCATCGGGAGGATGATAACCAAAAATACGTACTTTAACTCTTGTTCCCCAAGCATCTCCTATTTCCTGTATTTGTTGACCTTGTGCATCTTCAGGAGCAACTTGACCGATCCACCATCGAAATCCATCCTTTCCAGTAAAATTAGTTTTTAGTAAATTATTTTCTATCATTTTCTTCCGTATGTATCTCTAACAAGTTTTAACTTTGAATATGAACCTTTGCCATCGAAATAGTGAGCAAGTTCCTTTATCATATATAGACCACTTGTTTCAGGATCAGCAGATTTTGTCTTAGTGGTAGCAAGTTGCGGAAACTCACATCTAACAATTCCACCAGCACTTAAATTAGTATTGAGTGGTATTTGTATCTCTACAACTTGAGTAAAGATTTGATTATATCTCATCATTGATTGAGCATGTATCTTTGCTGGATCTGCATTTCTTTCAACTGAATTATTCCAACCTTTAGTACTTGCATCTTTTTCAACTGTACCAACATCTAACATACCAACGAATATACGACTAGGTAAATCACCAAGTGTTTTATCACTATTCTCATCAATTTTTGGTAATGATAACTCTTTATCACCCAAATTACTTGTTTTTCCTAGATAGTCATCAGATTTAAAAACACTGATAGATGGTTTAAATGATACAGGATTAATATAATATCGATAACTACTATATGCACCTCTCTCTAATTTACCAATTAAATCTTGATTTCTGTCTATATTATATCTCAAAATTTTAAAATCTTTTTTTGGATCATCACCTGAAATGATACCTGGTGTAAACACAAAAGTTTTAGGATATGGTTTTTGTTCCATTAAATCGTCTATAGATTTAAAATTAAAACCTTGCTGTGTTTCAAAAAATACATACCCTGCTGATGAATCTTCGGAACTTTTTGATTTTCCTGAAACAGACTTTGATGCTAACCAAGTTAAAATTGTAAATGGTTTTTTCATATTACCAATAAAACCATAAGGATTTTGAGTCTCTTCTATATCATCAATCTTATCAGCCTTTAAATAATTTTTTAAAATGTCTTCAACTGAATCTGATATTTTTTGTGATGTTGGAAACTTTTTACCTACTCTAACAGTCTCATTTGTTATTGCTTCTCTAGATACAAGATTTAGAGTAAAAGTTTCAGTTCCCTCATCTATCAAAACATTTGTGACTGAAGCAACGTAAAAATAATCAGATGATCTTTTTGCAAAATCAAGTGCTTTATTATTTTTTGAATTGGATGCTATTTTTATTATTACTCTTTCTCCTCCTCGAAGTGGTAGACCATTGTAAACAGATTGCAATTTACCATCATCTCCCATAATAGAACCACCTGTATTCGCTACTATTACTCTTGCTGTTAAATATGGTGAAAATATATTCTCAAAATAAGTAAACGCAATCACACCAGCAGATATATCAACAGTTTTTGATTGATCCGCTGCTTCAATAATAAATTTTTCGTAAATTGATTTATCTATTGCTGCCATTATGTGTTAAGTATTACTGATTGAAATTTTTTAACGATTAACTTTTCATTATTAACATTAAACTCTCCAAGGTTATTTAACCCACTACTTTTACCACCACTTCCTAATGACATTGAAGGGTTAACTGCACCATACTTTTCAATTATAACAATCTTATTACGTTTTTTATTGAAATTCCTAGACACGTTGGTTCTATTTTTTGGTGTAGGAGTTATTTTTTTATCAATCTCAGTATTTTCTGATTGAATTTCTTTAACACTAGCAATTAACCCCGACAATTTAGAACTATTATCCTTTTTTTGATCAGTTTCTATATTTAACTCCTCTGTTTGTTGCTGTGCAATATTACCAAAAAACTTTTCTGCTCTTATTTTTAGGTCAGCAATAAGTTTTCCACCTTCTTGGTCTTGTTCTTTTTCATTTTCATTTTCTAAGTTCTTAGTATCAATTGTATTCCCCTTCTCTCTAGACTGAGCAGATTTTATATTATTATATTCTGATTCGTTCTGGATTCCTTTTATTAATTCATCTCCACTATCATCCTTTTTACCTAGTGATAATTTTGGTTCAACTGATGAAAATTGTTCTATTTCTTCTTTTGGTTTTCCTTTAACTGAATCAGAGGGAATTGTCTCTACTTGTGTCTCAACTTTATTATCTTCTTTTTGATCCTGATCTACGGGTATTAAATCATCCTTTCCATCAACTCTGTTTAAACTAATAGCTTTTCCACCTTTTCCGTATCGGTTTCCAACATCAATTAAATCATTACTCACTCTTACTAAATTATTATTTGAAAGTTCAAGATCTTCCTCATTTTTTCTACCTAATCTAAGTAAATCTATCTTAGGTAATTTTTGTAAAGCTTGAGATATTCCTAGACCAAAACCAAATAGAAAATCAGTCACACCAGTTACAAAATTTGTAAGAAAACCAGTTATCTTTTTTATTCTATTAATTAACTTACCTAAACCATCAAGAATTTTTGGTAAGGAATTAACAAACCAACCTATTAATACAATACCAAAAAAATCTAATATTCTTCCTAAAAATCCTTTTGTACTTTGAGCTATAACAGTTCCCTGTCTTTTTATCATTCCAGAAATACCAGATGCTTCCAACTCATCCTCTCTTTGTTTTCTTCTTACATTCTCTCGTCTCTTTCTGAATAACATATTATCACGACTCGTAATTTTTTGTTTAAAAATATTATTCTCTCTTGTTCTACTCACTATTTGTGAAGCAGTTTCCCTTGATTTTAAAATACCTTTAGTAAATTTAGTAACAGATGATCTAATCGAATTAATACTAATCGATGATTTTAATAGTGAATTTCTTCTTGCTTTTATATCTGACATTATACCACCACATTAAATATTGATTCTGATAATGCTATCGAATTATTTGCAAAATCAGATGATGGTATAGTTGGTAAAGAGTCAGCTGAAGTTTTTGAACTACCACCACTTGCACCAGCAATTGCTGGTACTCCTGAATTAGTTGCATTACCCAAAGGTAAATATGTTACTTCTGGTGATTCATCAACATTTGATATGGCACTTGCTACATTGAATTCCTTCTTTGTATTAATCGGAGTTATATTATTACTATCCACATTACCCAAATTCATTGCAATATCACCTGATGTGTAAGTTTCAACTGAAGAAACTTCATCACCTTCAGAAGATTCTTTTTCTTTTAATTTATTCCTTTTTTTCTTATTCAATCCTGATAATTCATCACCAACTTTCCCACCAAGTGCCATACCAGTAGAACCTGCTATTATACTTATTAATGCAAGACCAAAACCACCAATGGCTGAAGAAATTGGTTCTGGTATTAAAAATGCAGCTGTTAAAAACCCTATAATACCACCCAATGCTGTTCCACCAGCACCCATACCAGCTTCTTTTTTAGTTTGATCTGGTTTTCCATCATTATCTTTATCTTTTCTTCTATCTTGATAGTCAAAATATCCATATACAAGATCAACTAATGTTCCAATAACTGGAATGCCTCTCAAACCTGATCTAATTCCAGTTTTTGCTCCAGCCTTTGTAGTTTGTTCGACACTCTCACTAACCGCCCTCTTGCCGAAAGGACTTTTAAGGAAATTCATTATTTGTTGACTAAAAGGCAAAGCACCAAGAATACCAATTGGTAGTAAAGGTTTGAAAACTTTAAGTAATTGACCTGGACCTTTTGTTAAAATTTTTCCAGCTTGACTTAATGCAATTTTACTAAATTCTACAACTGCCTTTCTTAGAAAATTAATTGCAGCAGTAAATGGTGCTTTAATTAGTCCTGAGAATGCGAGTTTAAGTGCTAGTCCAGTTAATCTTCCAACAGTTGCAACTATTTTTCCAACACCAATGGTTAATCCTACACCTATACCACCTAAAAGAAGTAAGTTTCCTAAAAATTTTCTTTTAAATTCATTTAATTTATCAAGATTTCCTTCAGAACTTAATCTTATAAGAGTTAAAGTTTTATCAACTAACCATCCACCTGCTAAGAAAAGTAAAAAGTTTCCTAACCTACCTAATATACCTTGAGCAGCTCTAGATACTTTTCTTACAGGAGTAAGCAAAGCAAATTGAATTTTTTTCTCTAATTCAGACTCTTTTCCTTCTCTTAATGCCTGTTCTGCTAATATTGCATCTCTTTTCGCTTTTTCTTGTTCTCTTCTTCTATCTAATTGATCATTAAGATCTAAATTATCTTTAATTGAAAGGAGTGAATTGTTAAGTCCTCTTACTTGATCTGATATATTCGCTAATTGACCTGATACTGTTGTAAGAGTTAAAGAATTTTGATTGAGTAAATTAGTAGTTACTGAATCTGGTTGAACAGGTGGTGGAACAGCACGACCAGTAAAGATGCTAGAAGAAACACTTCTTCTAATACCTCTAATACCTCCTGCTATTGGTGATGATAGTCCTTGTTCCTCATCCATTCTTTTCTTGTTGTGCTTTTAGATTTTCCTCTTCAATATATTGTTGTAAAAGAGTAACATAAATTTCTCTTTCCCAAGGTATCATATTTTCAAGCTCTGTTAAGCTATATTTATGGTGCTGCATCAATGCAAAATTCAACTTATAGTATGACACTAAATCCTCATGTGCCATACTTATCCGAAAAAACTCTGCAGCCCCTCAATTTTTATTTCACTTTCAACCTTTGTATTGGGATTAATAACTTTGACTGTATGAGATAATTTTGGCATAGTCTCAAAGAATTTCTCAACCATTTTAAATTGATTTGAATTAAGTGATTCAATGAAATCAGATAATTCTTTCTTAGTACACTCTTGATGAGACCAAGATTCTTCTTCATTATAAACCTGATCTATGCAAGATGCAATCAGATCAAAAGTATCATTAACATTCAACTCTGTTAGATTATCAAAATTATTTTTGATAAATTCTGTCAACGATGGATACTTCATTTTTAATGTGTAAGTATCATCTAATTTTATATCAGGAGAATGATCATCCTCAGTTTGAATTTTTATGTCATCAATATTAATTGACATAGGAACTTGAGTTTTTTCATCATCAGGACAAGTTACCATTACTTCTATATGTTCTCCCACAGATTTACCACGAATATTCAAAAACAAATATTCAATATCAAAGGTAGCAAGTTTTTCAACTTTTGTCCCTCTTGTTAATATACATTTTGACAAAACATCTTTAACTGCTCTCGCAATTTGTTTTGTATCTTGGGACTCCATCGCAATAATTAATATTTTCTCCTCTTTCACTAAAAAGGGTCTATATTTAATTTTACGATTAGAAGAAGGTAGTGTCAACTCATAAGTTGGAGTTGATATGGTTGGTAAAGGCATAATAATATGAGCACTTCAGTGTGATTATTTATAGTGGTTTTTGAAATAGATTATGGATTGACTAAACCTGATCCTAATACATTTCCTGATAGACTTGATGCAGAACTAGTGTTTATTCTAAATCTATTCAATCCATCATCTTGATATTTTTGTGGAGTATATCCTGTGCCATCATTTAATAAATTTATGTTATTTTGTAATACTCTATTTAATTCTGTATTATTGAATTTATAAGCTTGATTTCTCGCAGTTGCAGTAAGAGTTGAACTATTATTCAAATCTATCCCCAATGATCTGGCAAGTGATGATGACTCTCCGCATATGTATCGATCAAAACTAAATGTTGCGGTTGCTTTGAGTACTTGTGAGTTTTGGTATGAAACTCTTGTAGAATTAAGTGCTTTGGGAAATAATCCAACAAATCTATATTCTAAAAACTGAAAATGATTTTTCTCAAACTTAACTATTCTTGTATCATTTGATTTATATTCATCAGGATATCTCATTCTAAAATAATAAGAATCACCAGATGGATCAACTCCAGAACCACTGGAAATAAATTCCATCCAATGTTCCAAAAATTTAAGCGATTTATAATCAGTGTCTACATAAAAATCAAAATTGACTTCAGTAAAATTTCTTGTATGTGCAAATCTTTCAATGACTCCTTGATAATCACCTGCAGTATTCACAGTAGCCATTGCACTACCTGGCAATACAGCATCACTACAAAGCAATCCTACATCATCAGAGATAAACCGATCATTGACTCCTTTTTTTCTCAAATAACTTCTACACTCACCTCTTGGTAAAACAAATTTAACAAGAAACTTTGATGTCTGAGCTACATTTTGTAACTTAGGCAGTATATCTGATATCCCCCTTGGTCTTGGTGCTGGCACTCTAAATACTTACTATAGTATAGTTATTTAGATGGCTTATAGGGGAAAATACTATCCATCACATCCTAAAAAGTACAAGGGTGATCCGACTAATATAATTTACAGGTCACTTTGGGAAAGAAAATTTATGGTGTATTGTGATAAAAATACAAATATATTAGAATGGGCAAGTGAAGAAATATCAATACCTTATCGTTCACCGATTGATAATCGAGTTCATAGATACTTTCCAGATTTCTATATGAAAGTTAAGGAAGTAAATGGAAAGATAAAAAGATATGTGATTGAAGTAAAACCTGCAAAGCAAACTAAACCACCAACAAAACCAAAGAGACAAACAAAAGGATATATACGTGAAGCATATGAATATGCAAAAAACCAAGCAAAATGGAAAATGGCAAGAGAGTTTTGTGCTGACCGAATGTGGGAGTTTAAAGTTGTTACAGAGAAAGAGTTAGGTATATGAGTCGTTTAGATCCAGTAATGAAAAATCTTATCGGCAACGAAAGTGCTGATGATTTAGCACAGGAAATTCTTGGTGTATTAACTGAAGGAAGTAATATGCCTGAAGCAGGAAACTATTATGTATTTGTATATAAACCAAAGACACCTAACATTGCATATGATGAACATCCACTTGTTGCAGTGACTGAAGTATTCTCTTGGGGTTTCAAAGGATTAAACTATCACTGGGGAGAAATGAGGCAATATACATTCCCAGAAGTGGTTGGTGGATTATATAAAGTAGATGAGATGGAACTTAGAGACTTAAGAACTTTACCTTTTGTAAAAATACGTCTAAATAGTTAAAAAATTAGGTCGATATGGTAAGAGGAGTCAGAGGAAGTGGTGCGAGAGGTAATCGTAACAACCCTCAAACATATAAAAATGATAATGCTACAACAACTAATAATAATACAGTAACTACTGGTGGTACGACAGAAAGTGTCAATAAACCAAAGCATAAGAAAAAATTTGTTAGAAATAATCAAGGAATGAATAATAGGATGTCTTATCCCTTAAGAGACTCTCCTTCTGAAAGAACTGGTGATCGACTTATGATAAGATGTTTAGAATTTTCACCTCCAGAGGATGGTTCTGGTTTAAGTATTAATTTAAGAAATGCACTTAAAAAGGATAGTAAGAATAAGTTAACTGCTATAACCCAAAATGATAGGGATTTGATTAGAGCAGAGCAGAGGACAATCGTACAACCGACTGCTGATGGAAAAGGAACTTATAATATGAAGCATGATGACAAGATGGCGATAGATTTCAAAAATACAGATGCTAATACAAGATTAGGTTCTGGCATGAGACAAAGAACAAAATTTTATATTGAATTACCTATACCACAAGATTTAACAGATTCTAATTCAGTCACTTGGGGAGAGGATAGAGTAAATGCTCTAGAACTCGCTGCACTCAATGTTGCACAAAATGCTATGGGTGCAGATGGTGTTAGTGGTGAAGGTGCTGTTGCAGCTGCACAGGTAGCAGTTCAAGCTTTAAACTCAGGAGTTGATATACCAGGATTAAGTGGTGATACACAGGCTGCAGTTAGAGCAGCAATATCTGGAGCAGCAATAGGAGCATTAGGTTCAAATGTAAGTGCAAAGAGTGTTATAGCACGTTCGACAGGTCAAATTCTAAATAATAATTTGGAATTATTATTTCAAGGTGTTAATCTAAGATCATTTCCATATAGCATTACATTTTCACCTCGTGGATACAAAGAATCACAATTAGTCAAAGATATTATAAGGTCACTAAAAATGGCAATGGCACCAAAAGCAGGTGAAATACAACAAGGTAGTAATCAAAGTCTTTTTATAAAATCACCTGATGTTTTTCAATTGAAGTATCTACGTGATGGACATGATCATCCATTTTTAAATGCATTCAAAATATGTGCTTTAACTGGAATGTCAGTGAACTATACAAATGCTGGCACATATACTTCATATGATGATGGAACTCCTGTTAATATTAGAATGAATTTAACATTTAAAGAAATTAACCCAATTTACCACGAAGACTACTTACAAGATGGTGCAGGACCAGGAGTTGGATACTAATGGGATATTTTAACGAATTACCAAATATTGCTTATCAATCACCACTTGATCACAAAAATTCATCTACAGATTATATTGTAATAAAAAATATATTTCGTGGTGCAAAATTAAAATCTTACTTAGATGGATCTGTCACAGCATTAGATAAGTATGTGATCGGAGATGGAGAGAGACCAGATACAATCGCTGAATTCTTATATGGTAATTCAAGATTAGATTATGTGGTTATATTAGTTGCTGGCATCACAAATATTAATCACGAATGGCCACTACAAGATTATCAAATATATGATCTTGCTTTAAATAAATATGGATCTGAAACTGAAATGAATGAGATACATCATTACGAAACATTTGAGATAAAAGATGATAAAGGAAGACAAATATTACCTCCAAACTTAATTGTTGATGAAAAATTTAAAATATATGGATCATCAACGCAAGCAGGATCTGTCAGATATAATTTAATATCTCAAGCAGGAAATACACAACTTGATGATAAAACTGAATATACGGTTATAACTGATAATATAGCAAGAGCAGTTACTAATTTAGAATATGAGCATAATGAAAACGAAAATAAAAGAGAGATAAACATCTTGAAATCTGGTTATCTACAATTGTTTATCAACGATTTAAGAGATGTCGTAAAGTATGATAAGAGTTCAAGTTATATTACATCATCATTAGCAGCAACTGAAAATACTGAATTAGTCAACCCATAAAAAAAGGGGGTCGTTTGACCCCCTACACAATTACTTTGTAATTATTCTTCTGCGAGTTTCGCAAAGTATGATAGTGCATCATCCTCTTCTTCTGCAGCAGCAGGAGTTGGTTTTGATACAGCAGCAGTTACTAACTCTTCTGCCTGACCACGATCAGTATCTTCTTCTTCAAATACTGGTGCAGTGGTTTTCTTGTTTCCAAGAACATAATCTAGACGAGTCTTTAACTCATCATATGTCTTGAACTGGTCTGGTGCAACAAT